ATAAACGACACACCGATAAGTGAGCCGTTCGCTGTGACCTTCCCCGCAGCCGCAGCGTTACCTTTCACGGGACGATCCGCTTTCATGCGTGCAAGCACGTCACCCATCCCTCGACCAGCGTGGTTAGCTTTCACGTTTTCAGCAGTGAGCTGCATGATGGTGCCGTCACGTTTAATCAGGTAGTTGTATAGAGGTCCGGGGACTTTGTTGACTCCTCGAATGCACATTGCTACCACGTTGTCGGGGTTGGCGTTGCGGTTTGAGGCGGTGTGGTGAACGACTATGCCAAATGGTTTTAGTGGCCGTCCAGTGTTTACTTTGCCGGGGGCATCAACAAGCTTCATGTCAAAGCGCCGCTAAAATCTCGTCTTCTGTATAATTCTGAGATTCAAAAAAAGTTCTTTTATCAGCTTGCACAGACGCTTCATCAGCCCAAGTTGTTTCAAACTTTAGATGTAATGATTCGCCGGTTTCGCCTTCTTCGTTTTCCCAAGGAATCATTTCTTCAATTAAATCAACATCAAAACCGAGTACTCGGCCATCACCCGGATCAGAAGTTTCAGTCACTTCGTGTGCCAAACCCATTATTAAAGCATTATCTAAATCATGTGTCGCTTGGTTAAGCATTAACCAGCGTTTCATTTGCTCTTTAGTTAAAAGCTTCAGCATATCTATTGACGTGTAGTAAGTCATTAAACTTCTACCGCCTCTATTGACGCAGGCACATTAGAACCCGCATTTTGTTCTGGCGTTAATGTGTCAAGAGATGCCAACGTGTGACCGATGTTTGAAAATCTTGACAAATTTGAAAGTGAAAAGTTACTGCTTATGTCCGATATTTTGGATGATATATCCATGTATTCAAGCGTGTGCCCATCAATCGAATATGTGCCGGTACCGCTACCATCGGCGGGCAAAACAGCTACACCCCCTACAGAATATTCATTTTGCCCCGTAACAAAACTCCAACATATATTGCCATCAGAATTTAGTTTTAATCCAGCCGTTTGGCTATAACGTGTAGAGCTTGCGTCGGCGGGTTCAACGTCAATAGCTCTGTACCATTGCGGCACTAACGAACTATTAAATTTAATTATGGTTGCCCGAGCCACGTTATCAACACTGTCGTGATTCATGTTTAGAGTACCGGCGATATAGAAATTACCGGAACTATCTTCAACACCGTGACTAAATAAACTAAAACCGTTTCCGTCTGCTTTATACGCTTTAATAGATTGATATGTAGCAGACGAATTATATTTCATAATTACAGCAGGCGTAACAATAGATGAAGGGTCTTGGAATGCCCCCAAAACATAAGCGTTGTGCGAAGTGTCAACCATGACACCGTAGGAATAACCGGATTTAACTGAGCCTGCGATATACGGGGATGCGTGGTTAAAGTTTTGCCCGTCATCGTCAAACATAAGCAAATACGGGATAAAACGAGCGCCACTATAGTCACTGTAATACGCGTACCCTACACATGCGAAACGTGCTTCGCTGGAACTATCTATCCCAAAATCAACGCCTTGATATCCCGCAGCATAAATATTTTGGCCAATGTTTGCTGGACTAGTAACATATTTACCATAATCATCTGGTGTTCCAGTAAATCCGCCACTTGAATTAAGTTCTTGACGCATTAACCCTACGGGGCAGTGTTGGTCCCCTGTCGGGTTTTTGTATCTATAACCGGAATACAAATAGTCAGTACCGCTAATCGTGTGAATTTTTGTACAAGCATTTGGTTCCAGCGCAACAGCCGCATTGTACGACTCGTAAATGCAATGATCTGAGTTTAACGCACCAGTCGCGTCGTTTATATCTACAAGTAACGCCGGTTCATTAGTAGAATAATTTGGTGAGTTGCCACCAAATTGACCGCCGGAATTCAAAGCTACTTGGAGATAAAATTTGCCGTTAGTAGTGTTTTTGAAACCGCAACCTAAAGGGTAGCCCTTAGGTTTTATAGTTACCCCACTAGTTGGCCCTAAAGCTTTTGCCCATTGCAAAATCCCGGTTTTGTCAATAATTGCGTTAAATGGATAACCAGAAGTAGCAAGTGAACCATCCGGCGAACCGTTGCCTGTATATGCCAACCCTATATTGTCACTACTATCAAGCGCTAAACCATTCCCCCCACCACTTATATAATAAGTGCTGTTGTTAGGGAACAACCCAAACCAATGTTCGTAACCTCCACCACTACCTGAGGCACCTAACAAAGCTGCTTTAGATAAGCCTAACGGCATGTTTAATCCTTACTGGAAGTCTTGACCAGCTACAAACCCGTACCAAACAGGTGAAGCGCCGCCATTAAACGTGACAAAACAAATAATGTCCGCCCTCGATGCAGTAGTCGTCAACGTAGGAGCTGTACCGCCAGCCCACTTAACGTTAGTTGTAGCGCCACTAACTTGAAACACGCCAGTCCGTGACCCAGTACCATCCTGAGTTAGGATCAGAGTAAGAGCGGTACCGGCTTGCAAACCAGAATCTGCTGGCAAAGCAAACGTCACAGGAGCAGCGTTCAAAGTCCACGACTGAGTGTTGCCGTTAGCCTCATCAATCGCAGGAGTCGCACCAGTATCACCACCGGCATACACAGTCTCGGAATAATCCTTATGCGTAACCGCCGACATAACCTGATCGCCACCAGTGACAGCTCCCCCAAGAGTCACAGCAGGCAACGTAGAAGACCACTCCGAACTACCAGAACCCGTACCTTTCAACAAAGTACCGGCAGTAGCGTTTGAGTCAGTGATCCCCAGTTTCGTTTGCAAAGCAACAATCGCTTTAGAAAGATTCGTATGCAACAAATCATGTTCAACGTTCGTTGCATCTAAATCAGTAGACGAAGCTGGTTGAGGAAATTCAACTGTTGCGCTAGGCGTAGCGTTCGTATCGTCGAGTGTTGTTGGATAACCGGAGGTTGGAATTGCCATCAGTTACTCCTACGGGGTCAAGTCAAGCGTAAAGATTCCGCTTGCGTTCCAAGTAATTTTGAATGTTCCTGCCGTAGTAGAGAAATCCCCACCGAAATCAACAGCCCCAATCAACGGATCATTCGTCAACGAATCATCGTAAATCACAGCGTAACGAGCAGCACTAATCGTGCTCGAAGTCCACTCAACATCCGCTGCATCCCAAGTGATAGTCCCACCACTCGTAGCAAACGTGATAGAAGTCAACGACTTCCCACCCGCAGTGTACCCAGTACCAGACACCTCGTTAGTCACGTCAGACTTAACAGAATGAGTGCTGTAATTCGGTGTGTACGAGCTGGTCGTCAACATAACTTTGAAACGATCAGCAGTCGTATCATTAAAATCAATATTAAAGTTCGCTGTCTGCTCCAGGTTGTATTCCATCGGCAGGCAGTAAAGGCCACTAGCCACGTTTAGTTCCTCCGGTCCCAGTTATGGGTTTGGGCCGAATCGTGACATTCCCATCACTCGATGAACCGGCCATTACTTCTTACTCCGCTTTTTAGCACGCGCCTTCTTAGCCGCCATTTTACCTTTAGCGGTGTACGGGTACTTTTTTCCATTTACTTTAGGCATACTGATTCCTCGCTTAAATGCAAGAATAGCAGACAATGGGGGAGCCGGGGAAAGGGGGAAACCCGACCCCCCCAAATCTGCTAAAAGCTAACTATCAGGTGTTAGCTCCAATGCTGGACGCAGTTTCGATGCGCTGCAAAGCAGCCTCACGGAAACGACCATAACCAACAAGGTGATACCAGCCAACCGGGTTGAACCGGCGGAGAGTATCAGTGACTGGGCCGAAGACCACAGAAGGATCTTCACCGAAGCCAGGGGCTCGAGAGAACGCCTTGGCAAGCGCTTGACGACCACAGATCAAAGTCTGGTATACGTCAACGCTTCCTGAGCCGCCATCAGCGACTAGTCCTGCCCGTGGGTTCTCAATGAATTCAATGCCACCGAATACGCCGATGGAGCCGTTGCGAACAGCGGCGCTATCTTGACGGATTTGGAAAGCAATTACGTCAGTTACAGCGGTTTCGCTGCGAAGGTCATAAGCCACGTCAGGGTGGATCATGCCAACATAGTTGCCGTTCTCAAAGCCAGGTGCGTTAGCTGAACGAAGTTCGGCTACAGCTTGACGGGCTTTGTCTGCGGTAATGATGTCAGCAGCGGTCAAAGTGCCACGCGAAGTACGAGTGCCACCATAAATGACGTTAGTGCCGCCGTTAGCGACATCAGCCACAATCTTGTCAATCGAGTCAACCATGTTGTACCCGATAATGTTCGCAGCGTCAGCGTCTACGTTAAGGAACGAAGTGCCACGCAGTTTCGCTGTTGTGACTACAGCGTTACCGTACTCTGCAAGAGTTACAGTCACAGTGCTGTCACCGAGCTGTACTGCGGTAACGTCGGAAGCCTCAGTCAAAGCTGATGTTGCTTGCGCTAGATCGTTGTAAATGTTGAATTGGACTGCTGAACCGTTGTGGCTTTGAGCAGTCGAACGCACATCCGCAACCATTTCAAACATGGGGTTTGAACGGAGAGCGAAGTACGCTAGTTGTTGAAATGCCGTTGTATCCGAAGATACCTGACCGGTGCCTGTATAGGCCATGTTGTTAAGTCCTTGGGTGAGGACTCCACATGGTTAAATCAGATTGCTGCGCCCCACAGGTAACCCTCTGACTCCATCAAAGCTCGAAGTTCCTCTGGGTTCTTCGTCGCCTGGATGCGGGCATTTAGGTCGGCTTGTGACACCGGATCTCCGCCTTCGCCAGCGTTCGCTATCCTCTGCTCAGCTTCAAGCGCATTTTGCATGTGCGGGGTGGGACTAGGTGCCGGAGCATCCGATCCAAGGAACCCTGCCGCTTCCGCTTCTGAACGGATCGCATCTGGGTCCATTTCACCGTCATACGCTTTAACAAAATACTTTGCTCTAGCATCGTCAGGATCAATTCCTGCTGACCTAAAAGTATCTCGACGCCTATAACTTTCAAGTTCCGATGCGTAGCTCGCCGCTTGTTGTTCGGCTTCCTTCGCTCGGTTCTCTAAGTCACGTCGCCAATTAGGTTTCGATTCGGTTGGGCTGTCAGAACCTTCTTCACCGTAAGTGGAGTCGGAGTCTGTCATATGTCACTCACCTGTCCTGTAGCGCATCTTGGCGGTGGTACCAAGATGGAGGGGTGCTGACTAGCTCGCCCAATCCGGGGCCGATCAACAAAATTAACGATACAGACGGTTTAAGGCTTATGTCAAGTGGCCTTAACAACAAACGTTAAGCAACCCTAACTAGCGGCACCCAGCCCTGCGATGCCGCCTCGAGTGGTGAGAATACCTGACGCTCCTGCAGACATTGCAGTGCGTTCTTCACGTCGGCGCCGCAACTCTGTTGCAGCTTCCAAATCTAAGCCAAATTCGCCTTCAGCGATTTCGCTTGCTGTCAAAGCCTCTTCTTCGCCTAACAACCGTTCGGTGAGGCCCGCTCGCTGCGAAAGACGCTGCTGGACTTCTCGACGTTGCACGTTTTCTCGTTCTAAAGCTTCAGCGGTTTCCAAATCAAAGGCTTGCCCTGTAGCACCAAGAGCGGCAGCAGAAAGCCCCGCTGCTTGGAGTTTGCGCTCTTCCTCAAACAAGTTCATTTCCTCTTCAGGGTCAAGGTAATACTCAACTAGTTTGGTGCGGTCTATGCCATAAAACCGCTCAAGTTGTTCGCGTACCGCCGGATCGGCTCCGTCCACCGCTTCTTCTGCCAACCCAATTCTGGTTTGCATTTCGGCCGCAGAAACATCTCCGGCGATTAACTCTCCGAAACGTGCAGGGTCTTTGTAGAAACGGTCATCGATGCCTGCTGTTCTCATCAAATTCCGATAGTTGCGCTCAAGATCGATATATTCCGCTTCGCTAATTGCAGGCATTCCCGCTTCTGCGCGTGCAGCCATACCTGGGAAACGCTTGCCGTACACGTCTGACGCACGGATAGTTTGAGCGATTTCTAGTTCGCTGGCACCATCAATCATTAAAGAATCCAACGATGCAATTAAACCATTGATGTCGTTGGCAAAGCGTGGGTCGTTGCCGAACATATTTCGGATAAGGTCGCCCATTACCGCCCGAGCGGATTGTTCCCGCAAACCGGCGTTAAAAGTTGCGGTTTTTTCGGCCGCTATTTTTTTGGCTCTAGCCGATATCGTTGCAGCGTCTTCGCCTGCCAAACGAGGCGTGAAACTGATTGAACCATCAGCATTAGTTGTGGTATCAAGAACCCATGTTTGGGTGCCGCTTAGCCCTGTTCTGTCATTCCATCCTGGGTTAGCGGCCTTCCACTCTGATTCTTGTTGGGCTATAGTCTTGCTCGAATCGTCGTCTTTCCCATCGCCTTCCCCATCGCCTTCCTCGTCACCAGTGTCCCCACCAGTGTCCCCACCAGTGTCCCCACCAGTGTCCCCACCAGT